CAATTATTAAATTTACAGCCTCTGGCAGTTATACGGCATAAGGATACATATGGCACATTACGCAAAAGTAACAGACGGTAAAGTAGTACAAGTCATAGTAGCAGAAAAAGAATTTTTTGATACATTTGTAGACTCAAGTCCTGGTACTTGGTTACAAACTTCATACAACACACATGGTAATCAACATCCAGAAGGTAGACCTTTAAGAGGTAACTACGCGGGTATTGGTTATACTTATGATGCTATTAATGATGTATTCTATGCACCTCAACCCTATCCATCATGGACATTAAATGAATCAACATGGTTATGGAAAGCTCCTGTAGACTATCCTACAGATGGTAAAGAATATATATGGGATGAGTCAATCACTAATTGGAAGGAAGTAGTATGAGTGTAACGCTTAATGGTAGTAATGGTATAACCTTTAATGATGGTAGTTCTCAAACTGCTGCTGCATCTCCCCTTGGTTTAAAGAACCGTATTATAAATGGTGCTATGGTGATTGACCAGAGAAATGCTGGTGCTAGTGTTAGCACACCGTCATTAACTTATTCAGTCTATACATTAGATAGATGGGCATATGAATTTAGTCAAGCTGCAAAAGCAACAATACAACAAAATGCAGGGTCTGTTACTCCTCCAACAGGGTTTAGTAATTATCTTGGCATTACTTCTACATCAGCTTATTCAGTTACTTCAGGTGATTATTTTGGCGTTGCTCAACGTGTAGAGGGATTTAACATTGCAGATTTAGCTTGGGGAACTGCTAATGCTCAAACAATAACTTTATCTTTTCAAGTTCGTTCAAGTCTTACTGGAACATTTGGTGGATCTTTGAGAAATTCTGGTAATGGTCGTTCTTACCCATTTACATATACAATTTCTTCTGCAAATACTTGGACTACTATTTCAATAACTATTCCTGGTGATACAAGTGGCACTTGGCTAACTAATAACGGAACTGGAATAACTCTTAATTTTGGATTAGGTGTTGGCTCAACTGCTAGTGGAACTGCTGGCTCTTGGTCATCTTCTAACTTTAACTCAGCTACAGGTGCAGTATCAGTTGTAGGCACAAACGGAGCTACATGGTATATCACAGGCGTTCAACTAGAAATAGGCACATCAGCAACACCATTTGAACGCAGACTTTATAATCAGGAATTGGCTAATTGTCAGAGGTATGCTCTGATGATAAAAAATGGGACTACATCTATTGATAGATTTGGCTTGGGTAGTACTGTAAGCTCAACAACAGTTCAACTGCTAATACAACACCCTGTTGCGTTTAGAGCAGCACCAACTCTAACGACCACAGGAACTGCAGCAGATTATCAAGTATATGCAACAGCGGTAACTGCCTGTAATGCCGCACCAACTTTGGGAGAAGGTTCACAGTTTAATAGCCGATACAACTTTGTTACTGCTGGTGGTTTAACTGGTGGACAAGTAGCACAATGTTCAGGTGCTAACACAAACGCTTACTTGCTATTATCTGCGGAGTTATAAAATGTATAAATTATTAAAAGACCAATTAACTGACAAAGTTTGTTCCGTACTAAAAGATAACAATATGTCTATCCCATTTGACCCAGCTAACATGGATTTTGTAGAGTATCAAAAGTGGTTGTCGGAAGGAAATGTTCCTATTCCAGCTGACAAACCTAGTGCTTAATCAACACTATTTAAACCGCTATAACAAGTTTATAGCAGTATTAAAAGGTCAGGTTATAGCTGGATATTATGAACTTCATCACATCATACCTAAAAGTAGTGGTGGTTCTAATGATAAAAGTAATCTAGTAGCATTAACTGCTAGGCAACATTACATAGCTCATTGGATGTTGTGGAAGGCTTATGGTGAGAACATGACTAGAGCTTTCTTTATGATGAGTAGTGTTGGTAGATACGAAAGAGTATCTTCTAAAACTTACGATAAGGCTAGAAAAGATTATTCTCAACAAGTAAAGATACAAATGGCTAATAAGCCTAATGTTCCTAAATTTACTTTAGAGCATCGTGAGAAGTTAAGGCAAGCTAAACTTGGTAGAAAACTATCAGAAGAAACTAAAGAAAAAATAAGACTAAAATCATTAGGTCGTAAATTAACGGAAGAAACTAAAATGAAAATTAGTATGATTAAAAAACAAAACAACACACCTTTACCAGCGGATAAATAAAGATGACTAAACCTGATATTCACGAAATAGACCATCGTATTAGTACTCATGAAGAGATCTGTGCATTACGTTATGAACAGATTAATGCTAGATTAAAACGACTAGAACAGATTATGTTAGGTACTGCAGGATTTGTTATAGTATTTTTATTAACTCATAAATTTTTCTAAAATGTCTAAACTCTTATCCTGGACAGTTATAGTTTTACTCGTATGTTGGTTGATAGATAACGCTCATGCTGACACTACCACAATTAATCAAAAAGGTATGCCAGTACCGTCAGCTATGGCACCAAGTATCTCTGGATTCTCTAACGATATGTGTCGTTCAGGTGTAAGTGGTGGTGCTAATACAGGTGTACTATCTATCAGTGGTGGTATGACTATTGTAGATGAGAACTGTGAAAGAATTAAGATATTTAATGCGTTTAACAGTGGTGGTTTAAAAGTTACAGGTGTAAGTGTTCTTTGTCAAGATATTAGAGGATGGAACGCTATGGAGATGAGTGGTAGTCCTTGTCCTTATGGCGGAATGATGGGTCATGCAGCTAGAAAAGCATGGTTTAAACGATATCCAGAAAGGTTTAAAGCACTCTATGGTGAGGATTTCAATCTTCCTGAGCTTCCTACTGTCTCTGACAGCAAGTAATGCGTATGCCTGGTATTGTTCTTTTTCGTCAACTCCAGAAGGGTGGTATCAAGATGGGTCAATGTTTTGTGAAGGTATTACAGTTCCTGATGTTATGCAAAACCATTATTGTACGTGGTATAGACCTAACGATCCGTATTGTTCGATGTATTTACAACCGAGTTGCACCGATAGTATTGAAACTAGGACACTTGCTTGTCCGTTACCTCATTATAGCGGTGGGATTAATCAAAGCAGGAATTATACTTGCTCTACACAAAGCTGGTCAGATTGGACAACGGCTAGTGACAATTGCACGCAAGATCCGCCAACCTGCTTCGAAGCAAGAGAATACAGAACTTTAACATGCGAAGCTGGATATATTGGATCAATTCAAGAGTCGAGAAGCTCAATATGCTCGGATCCTTATTCGACTCCCATATTTGGTCCTTGGACTGTGGTTTTAAACGAGTGTGCGAAATCTATCACAAATCCCACGAATGTGGAATCACCTGTGAGTCCGATAAGTCCGTTGAATCCAATGAGTCCTTTGTCGCAAGTCACAACTGCTCCGTTAATCCAACCAGAACCTGTAATTGCACAGGAACTGACTGCGTTGCAAACGACGGTGGAGACTCCAGCTACTTCGGTAACAACCGTACAAGTAAAAGATACTACGACGACATCGGCTACAGAGGCTAGAATACCTGCAAATACAACAGCAGGATCAGCAAAAGTAGAAATAAAGACTCCTGATGTACCAAAAGGTAAAGATTTAGTACCAGGATTTGGATTAGTTATGAGTTTGAATTTAATTAATCAATCTTATAACATGCAACAACAACAAATAGAAGAAATATTTAAACTAGAACAGGAACAAGAATATGGACGAACTCAAGAGTTTACTCTCACGCTTCTCACCGAAACAACTATTGGTGATAGGTTCGATTCTCTTAACCGCAATAGGTGGACCAGTCTACTACGGAATAACCCTCTTCAACGACTTACAGAGTACGATTGATGAAGTAAAGAAAATGAGTAATGTAGAAACACGCATTACTGTATTAGAAGATAGATCTAAATCCACTGAGAGACAACTTGTAGACGTGATGATGTCTAACAATCGTGCTCTAGAGAAAGCTAACGAAGCTTATGGTAAGGCTATTGAAGCTAATGCTATGGCTAGATCTTCACAAGACAAGATTGCTGATACAGTGACTAATGTCAAAGAAGACATGAAGGCTCTTAAAAAAGCAGTTATTAACCCACTAGGAAACTAACATGTTATCAATATTATCTGGTATACTAGGATTTGCTACTTCAGGATTACCTTCTTTGCTTGGATTCTTCCAACAAAAAGGAGATCAAAAACATGAGCGTGAAATGGCTCAATTACAAAATGCCCAAGCTTTGCTTATGGCAGAAAAAGGTTTTGTAGCTCAAGAAAAAATTGCAGCTATTGAATTAGAAGGTACTTATGCTGAGACTTATGCTCAAGAACGTGAAGCTTTATATGATCATGACAAAAAATTAGTAGAAAACGCAAGCCCTACAGTTAAGAACTGGAACGCTATGGTAAGACCTGTAGTAGCGTTTATCTTTGTAGGTGAATTAGTTATCATTAATCTTATCTCATTAATATGGGCTATGTGGACTGGTGTAGATTTTGTTGTAGCTTCTCAAGAAGTATTTGGCTCTGAAGAAATGGCTATTACTGCAAGTATTATTGGCTTTTACTTTGGTTCTCGCACTTGGGAAAAGAAACGTGAAAGTATCTAAAGAGGCAATTAAGTTAATCCGACATCATGAAGGTGTTAGAAACAAACCATACCAGTGTCCCGCAAAACTGTGGACAGTGGGAATTGGTCATTTGATTGGTGATGGAAAAACTCTACCACCTGAATGGAACAGAACTTTTAGTAACGAGGAAATAGATGGAATTCTTAAATCAGACTTACGTCGCTTCGAGTTGGGAGTACATAAGATGCTACCTAACATGCCTCTTCGACAACATGAATTTGACGCTATTATTAGTTTTTGCTTCAATCTGGGTCTTGGATGCTTTCAGCGTTCAACCATCCGTCAAGCGTTGCTACGTGGCGATAAAGAAGCGGCTATGGAATCGCTAGTCAAGTATTGTAGAGCTGGTGGTAAGGTACTAAAAGGTTTACAGAAAAGAAGATTAGATGAACGTAAGTTATTTGAAGGAACTGTATAATGCAAAAAACTAAAGCACAAAAGAAAATTAGTAAGGTAATGAAAGAGTTTAAACGTGGTGAACTTAACGTAGGTAAATCACCTAAGAAAGTTAAATCACAAAAACAAGCAATAGCAATTGCACTAAGTCAAGCAGGTATTTCTAAAAGGAGAAAATAATGGCTATGATCAAAGAGTATGGTGGTAAAGAGAAATATAAATCTATGAAGGCTAAAAAACTTCATGAGAAAAAAGAAGGTAAGAAAGAAGAAGCCAAAGAAAAAAAGATGGCTAAAACTAAAAAGAAAGGTAAATAATCATGCCAATGGTAAACGGAAAAAAATACAGTTACACTAAGACTGGTGTGGAAGCAGCAAAAAAAGCAGCTAAAAAATCAGGCAAGAAAATGATGTCTAAACCTACAAAGAAAGCTATGAAAAATGGCTAAACCTGGATTATATGCCAATCTTCATGCTAAACGTAAACGTATAGCTGCAGGTTCTGGAGAAAAGATGCGAAAACCTGGAACTAAGGGTGCTCCAACTGCCAAAGCGTTTAAACAAGCTGCAAAGACTGCGAAGAAGAAATGATTAAGAAGGGCAAGGAAACATTCTCAGGTTATAATAAACCTAAGAGAACACCTAGTCATCCTACTAAGAGTCATGCTGTTTTAGCTAAAGAAGGTGATAAAGAGAAGCTTATTCGTTTTGGTCAAAAAGGTGTATCTGGAGATAAGACTGATACTGCTAGAGCTAAATCTTTTAAAGCAAGACACGCTAAGAATATTGCTAAAGGTAAGATGAGTGCTGCTTTTTGGGCTAATAAAGTCAAGTGGTAATGCAAACTAGAGTCGAAGCTATTCGTCAGTCAGCTGAGGATGACTTATTAGTATTTATTAAGTTAGTAGCTCCACACTTGATGCTTGGATCTGTTCACGAAGAACTCATCCAATGGTGGACTCGTTCCGAAGCTAAGAACAATCAATTAGTTCTACTTCCTCGTGGTCACATGAAGAGTAAACTGATTGCTTATAGAACTGCTTGGTGGATTACTAAACATCCAGAAACAACGATTCTATATGTATCTGCTACAGCAGACTTAGCTGAGAAACAGCTTTATGCTATTAAACAGATTATAGATAGTCCTATTTATCGTAGATACTGGTCAGAGATGATTAATCCTGATGAAGGTAAACGTGAGAAATGGGCAGTAGCTGAAATTGCCGTAGATCATCCACAACGTAAATTGGAAGGTATTCGAGATGCAACATGTAAAGCCGTTGGACTTACATCTAATACCACAGGCTTTCATGCTGACGTTGTTGTTCTTGATGACATTGTTGTACCTGGTAATGCTTATACTGAAGATGGTCGTGATAAAGTTTCCTCAGCATATTCACAGTTAGCTTCTATTGAGAATCCAGGAGCACTTGAATGGGTTGTAGGTACTAGATACCATCCAAAAGATATCTATGACACTATGATTAACATGAAGGAAGTTCACTTCAATGAATCAGGTGAAGTGGAATTAGAAGAAGAAGTTTACGAACTATTCCAAAGAGTCGTAGAAACAGATGGTGAATACCTTTGGACTAAACAAACTCGTGCAGATGGTAAGACATTTGGATTTGACTCTAAAGAACTTGCAAGGATTAAAGCTAAATATGTGGATCAAACTCAATTTTATGCTCAGTATTATAACAATCCGAATAGTGGTGATACTGCTAGGATTGATGCAGATAAGTTCCAGTATTATGATAGAGCAGTACTACAAAATAAAGAAGGTGACTGGTATATCAGAGATAGAAAACTTAATGTTTATGCTGCTATTGACTTTGCGTTCTCATTAAGAAAGAAAGCCGACTACACTGCTCTTGTAGTGATTGGTGTAGATCATCAAGGTAATTTCTACGTATTAGACATAGATAGATTTAAAACTGATCGAATCATTGAATACTATAACCATATAGTGACTGCTTGGGAAAAGTGGGGATTCAGGAAGTTAAGAGCTGAAATTACAGTAGCTCAACAAACGATTGTTAAGGAACTTAAAGAAAGTTACCTTAAACCTAATGGAATTGCTTTATCTATAGATGAATTCAGACCAACAAGACATCTTGGTGATAAGGAAGAACGTGTTGGTGCAGTACTTGAACCAAAGTATGATAATATGCAGATATGGCATTATAAAGGTGGTAATTGTCAAACCTTAGAAGAAGAGCTAGTTATGGCTCATCCTCCACACGATGACATTAAAGACGCTTTATCTAATGCTATCGCAATTGCAATCATACCTAAACAAAGAGTAGGTTCATTTAGTTTAGGACAAAATGTTATGACACACTCTCGCTTTGGCGGTGTAAGTTTTTAATTAAGGAAAAATTATGGCTGGAAAAGTAGCTCAAATTAGAGAACTAATGGCTGGTGATAATCTCGCTAGACAACTATCAGGTCTTTATAATAACTGGTGGATTCAACGTAGAGAAAAAGAACAGGAATGGAGAGAACTCCGTAACTATCTATTTGCTACAGATACTACTAAAACAACCAATTCTAAGTTACCTTGGAAGAACAAGACAACTTTACCTAAACTCACACAGATTAGAGATAATCTTCATGCTAACTACATGGATGCTTTATTCCCTAATGATAACTGGATGAAATGGGAAGGTTATAACCTAGAAGATTCTACACAAAAGAAACGTAGAGCTATTGAGTCCTATCTAAAAACTAAGATTAGAGAATCTGGCTTCAGAGAAACAGTATCTCAACTTCTTTATGATTATATTGACTATGGCAATGTATTTGCTGAAGTTACTTATGTAAACCAAGTTCATACAGATCCTTATACTAAAGAAGATATTACTACTTACCGTGGTCCTAAACTACAAAGACTCTCACCATTTGATATTGTATTTAATCCTACAGCATCAAGTTTTGCTGAATCACCTAAGTTTACTCGTTATGTTAAATCTCTTGGTGAACTAAAGAAAGATATCCAGTATCGTCCAGATTTAAACTATGACGAAGCTGCGTTTAAACACGCTACAGAGTTCCGTAAACACCTTTCTGCTTTCCAAATGGAAGATGTTAATAAAGCTGAAGGCTATCTCATTGATGGTTTTGGTTCTCTTTATGAGTACTATCAATCAGGTTTAATTGAAATCATTGAGTTTGAAGGTGATGTATTTGATGAAACAAAAGACGAATTACTAGAAAAACGTCTGATTACTATCATTGATCGTAGATATATTATCCGTAACATTGAGAATCCATCATGGTTAGGTCGTGATTCTAAACATCATGTAGGTTGGAGAACTCGTCCAGATAACCTTTATGCTATGGGTCCTTTAGATAATTTAGTAGGTATGCAGTACCGAATTGACCATCTAGAGAACTTAAAAGCTGATGCTCTTGACTTAACTATCCATCCACCTCTTAAGATTAAAGGTGATGTAGAACCATTTATTTGGGGTCCAGAATCAACCATCCATATTCCTGAAGATGGTGATGTAACTGCAATGCCTCCTAACCAAGCTGCTTTCCAAGTTAATAATGAAATTGGCACTCTTATTCAACTTATGGAAGAAATGGCTGGTGCACCTAAAGAAGCTATGGGATTCCGTAGTCCAGGTGAGAAAACTGCTTTTGAAGTACAGCAACTGCAAAATGCCGCAAGTCGCATCTTCCAACATAAGATTAACAAATTTGAGATTGAATTCCTAGAACCAATCATCAACACTATGTTAGAAGTATCTAAACGATATATGGATATTGCAGAAGTTGCTAGGGTAATGGATGATGATCTTGGCGTAGCTGATTTCATTTCTATTACGAAAGAAGATATAACGGCTAAAGGCAAACTTCGTCCTATCGGAGCTCGTCATTATGCTGCTAGAGCACAGCTCATTCAAAATATGCTAGGTATCTTTAATAGTCCTATGGGTCAAATGATAGCTCCACATCTCTCTTCTAAACGCTTAGCGTCTATGATTGAAGAGTATATGGGCTTTGAACAATATGAATTTATTAAGGATAATGCTGCTATCTTTGAACAAGCCGAGACTCAAAAACTTGTAAATCAAGTACAGCAGTCAATACAAACTGAACAAGCCACACCAGGATTAGAGGAACAAATGCTCATGCAGCAAGAAGAAGCCCTTAATCCTAATGCTGGTATGATGTAAGTTTAACTTGACTTTTTAACAAAACTATGGTATAATTATTATATGGATTTAAAATCTGAAAAAGCTAAAAGCTTGTCTAAAAACCAAGTCTTTTTAGAACTTAGAAAGTATATCCAAGAACAGCTTGATTTGTCAAACCGTAAGTCGTTAGATGAGGATAACTTCTCTCTACCTGCCTGGTCTGAGCATCAAGCGTACCAATTAGGCTTCCAAAAAGCCTTTCTTAAACTATATAATCTTATTCCTGACCAAGGAGCAATAAATGACGGAAGCAACAGCAACACAAGCAACGAATAACGAACCAAGTACCAACGAAGTTCAAACACAAGATAACCAAAAACCTGAGTTTCAGATTCCGACAGAAGCTGTAGACTTTGTAGGCGATGGTAAGAAGTATAACTCTGTAGAAGATGCGTTAAAATCAGTTCCTCACGCACAGAAGCATATTCAAACTTTAGAGTCTGAATTAGCTACTTTGAAGGAAGAACTAACTAAACGTAAGACTGCAGAAGAACTTCTAGATGAATTGAAGTCTGGCATCCAACAACCTGAGAATACCACTCAATCTGCTGGAATAGATCAAGATACAATTACGAACCTTTTAAACCAAACTCTAGAGAATAGAGAAAAACAAGCTAAAGCTAAGTCTAATGCTGATGCAGTAGCTCGTAAATTTGTAGAAAAATATGGCGATAAAGCTGAGGAAGTCTACAATAAAATAGCTCAAGAGAGTGGTCTAAATGTTCAGCAATTAAATAACTTGGCAGCTAGTTCTCCAAACGTAGTATTAAAACTTTCAGGTCTTGAAGGCTCATCTACACCAGTAGGTAAATCATCAAGTTCTGTGAACACAGAGGCACTCAATACTAAAGTTGATCCCAATCAGCTTTCAGCTAGAGTTAAATCAGGTGCGACAACGAAAGATTTAGTTAATGCGTGGAAGATTGCTGGTGAAAAAGTTAAATCTCAACTTAACTAATAAGGAAATATTATGTCTCAATTAACTTCTAATACTACTGCTTTTATTGAAGCACAACAGTATTCACAGTTCATTCTTGACAACTTACACGACTTCTTATTGCCAGAAGGTTTATACAGAGATGTATCAGACTTTGGTTCAGGCACTACTTTAAACATTAAGACAGTTGGTACAGTTACACTTCAAGATGCTGCTGAAGATACACCTTTAGCTTTTAATCCTATCGACACAGGTAACATCACACTTTCTATCACTGACTACGTTGGTGACGCTTGGAAAGTTTCTGATGAACTACGTGAAGATGGTGCTCAAGTTGATGCACTTATGTCAATGCGTGCTATGGAATCTACACGTGCTCTTGGTGAAAACCATGAATCACGTTTCCTAGCTGTAGCAAACGGTGCTCAAACTAACGCAAACGTAAACTTAGTAAATGGTCGTCCACATCGTTGGGTAGCTGGTGGTGCTTCAGCAACTACACGTGTTATGACTTTAAGCGACATCATTGCTATGAAATTAGCATTTGACAAAGCTGGCGTTCCTGCTGGTGGTCGTATTGCTATTGTTGATCCAATTGTTGAAGCTACTTTAAATAGCATCACCAACTTGGTTAATGTTTCAAACAACCCAATGTTCGAAGGTATCGTAACATCAGGTTTTGCTCGTGATCATAAGTTTGTGAAGAACATTTTCGGTTTCGATATTTGGACTTCTAACTACTTACCAGTTAAAACTGCAACAGAAGCATTAAACGCTTCTTCTTACAATTTAGCTAATGACACTGCAGAAATTGGTGACGTTGCTAACGTATTCATGAGTGTAGCTGATGATTCAACAAAACCAGTTATGCACGCATGGAGACGAGCTCCTAAGACAGAAGGCTGGAGAGACAACGAAGAACGTGCTGATAAGTATCAAGTAACATCACGCTTCGGTTTCGGTGCCCAACGTGTTGACACACTTGGCGTTATTTTAACAAGTGGTTCTACATACTAAGGAGAAATATTATGACATTCGAAATTGATGCAAAACGTGGAGTTCTAAACCACTATGGTGTTAGAACAACAAACGGTAAGTTTGGTGCTCAACAATCAACAAAGAACGGTATTATTAAGTCAGCTGTATGGGACTTTGATTACAATGATCTTCCTTCACAAGGAAGTACTGGTCTTCAACTTTCTATCCCAGCTAACGCAACTATCGTTTCAGCTAAATTATATGTTGACGTAGCATTTACTTCAACATCTACTACTACTGATTTAGACGTAGGTCTTTATCAAGCTGGTGGTACTGTAATTGATGCTGACGGTCTAATTACTGTAGCTGAGGCAACTCAAACAGCAATTGGTACTGCAGGTAATGTAGTTACTGGTGCAGGTGCTCTAGTTGGTAAAACAATTGGTGCTGCAGCTGGTGAATTAAAAGTTACTCCTTCAGTTGATGACTTAACAGCTGGTGCTGGTCGCATCGTTGTTGAGTATATCTACAACAAGGACTAAGTAACAAACTTGGATGGGCTCTTAGATTGCTAGGAGCCTCTCCATTCTTATAAGGAATTCAAATGACGATCCAACACAAATTAATTACAGATCCAGATATTCACGAACCAAAAGGTGTAGCTGCTGCCGTTAT